TTACCATTTAACAAATTGCTGTATAGTTTTTTTCTTAACAGCAGCCCAAATTGCTTGAGCTGCAACAGCACCCAGTCCAGCTGAAGAAACAATCGCAGCTGCAGTTGCACCCCATCCAATTACATTAAGCGCATAGTATAGATTCGTTGCAACTACTTCAGAAACTCCTAAAGTAGCTATGGCCTGAAAACCTACACCTAATGTTCCTAGAATAGCAGCTGATGTTAAACCTAAAACTTTCTTTTCTGACATTTCCATCTTGAATCCCTCCTTATCATTTATATTACCTAATAAATAGGATGCGAGGATTTTAAATCCAAGCACACATCATGCCAATAATTGTTTTTTATTGTTTTTTATTGGTTCAAATTACAAATTTAACAAATTGACACTTCCTAATCATTATATTAAATTTCAGAAATATTGCAATATTTAAAAAATAAATTGCTTCTTTTTACTACAAAATATCTTTTGGTAATAATTGTTTTGGTGCAAATGATAATGATAATTCCGGAAGTCATACTAACTTTCAATCTCTTAAACCACTCTAATCGTTTGTATGAGCATTTCATCTTGATTCTGTTTTTTCGTCACGTATTCGCTTCTATATATCTTTGGGAGCCCAGCATTGTTCGTATAACGGGTTATAGTCCACATTTTAATGAAAATCATAAAATGAGCCGAATCTCCTACCTTAAGAAATATCCTGCTCATACGCTTTATTTAGGTTGTAAGTTGTTCTCTTCATATTCTTTTAGTATCTTATAAAAAGTATTTTTCTTAAGTTCTAGTAGTTCCATAAATTTAATGCTCGTTATTTCTCTTTTTTCCACTTTGAATAGGTTTCGTCTATTATAAATAGTTGCTTTGGGCTTAATGTTGAAAGGTTAAGTGGAGGGCGCCCTAAATGTTTTCCTTGAGCTTTGGCCACCACAATCCCTTCCGCTTGTCTTTTCCGAAATTTTTTACGCTCTTGATCCGCAACGTAGGATAATAAAGATAAAAATTGGTCTTCCATTAATCTTCCCATCTCACGAAATTTATGACTATCAAACAGAGTTTCGTTGTCTAAAACAATAATATCGGCTTGTAATTCCCTTATGATGTCTTTTTCAAAAGGACCTGCTCAATTCATGCGTAAAAAATACAATACATTGAATCCGCTAAAATACATGAGTGAACCCTTGTTTTATCCTCCGATTTTAAAGGAGGAACTATTATGGGATTTGGTGATAGTTGTGGCTGTGGCTTTGCTGGAGGGTTTGCTTTATTAGTTGTATTGTTTATATTATTAATCATTGTTGGAGCTGCTTGTTTCTGCTAAAAAACTATTAGAAAAGGCACCCTTATCTGGGCGCCTTTTCTTTATGTATATTATTTATTATCCGATTCATCAGTTTTATTATAGACACATTTGGCTTCTCCAAAAAGACCACCTGTGTCCCATTCTCCACCATAATACGCATACTTCCCAGATGAACCATTGTCTCGTATACTTGGATATGGTTTTAGTTTGTATTCATAAACCGAAACCATAAAAATATAAATATATCCCCCCGATTAAAAGTGCCGCAGCAACGATTAATATTATTACTCCATCCGGACTATTAACAATTTCTTTTATATGATTTTTTGCTATTTGCTTAGTTTCTCCACTTGAAAAGAGATAAACAATGGAATGGAAAATTAGTAAGAAAAATGCCGTAATTACCTCTAACATTATGTACCTCCCTAATATATGTGCACTATTAATTAACCAATAATTTCCTTATGCATTATATCAGCTAGGGTACACGGGAGTATAACAAATTATTTTTATAATTCAATTTATTAATCGAAACGGCATTAATACAGGATCGTTCAAGTCAGAGGAAGGCACCTTTGGGTGTCTTTTCTTTATTTCTCAATATAATAAATTTAAGAATATGCTATTATTTAAATACAAATTCCCTTTTGTGCACTGAGATAGTAATACCCAATAAAAAAGCCCACCTATTTCCGTAGGTGGGCCTTGTCTTTATTACACAATATCAAAGTATACTTTCTTTTTCTCAAAAACTTTATGAAACTATATATATTCATAAAAATTACACTAAACAAATATTACATGTAGTAAGACATAAATCGTGGACACGTTTTATAAAACAGATTCTCTAATTAGAAAGCGTAACATATCATATGTTAAACCTCTCATTCAATTATTTTTTTCAATGCAATTGAGTACCATCTCTCTCAATTGAGATCTAGCTTTATTACTATCCATTTCATTATCCCCATTGTCCATCGCCTCGTTGATATCATTTATATAATCAGATTCATTTACTGGAAATTCCTTTTCTAATAAACTATCAACTTCCCCTCCCTTAGATTCAGTAATACAGAGAGTAATCATATTTTTAATTGGTGTAATTTTATGTTTTGTTAAGTAAAAATCAATTTCTACAAACCCATCAACCTTCGGGTTAATAGGTGTAATTTTATTATCAGATACAGTAAAATATTTACTATTTTGTATACAATCAATTATTTCTTTTTGATAAGCATGACCTTCTGTAATATGTTGATTAATAATTCTTGTACTTTTTTGCATATATAGAAAAGCATACGGCAAATTAAATTTATTAATACGCTTATAACAATGTCCATTTGCACGAAGAAAATTATCAATCATGCGCTCAAATACGCGTCTAGAAAAATTGATACCTATTATTTTTCGTATATGTTTATATAAGATGTCTGGATATCGTTGTATGAGCTGCAATATTTCATTTGGTACATCCGTTCCAGTTCTTTTCTCAGTATCACTGAAGGGTGTTCTCTGTCTCAATTCACAGGTATCGTACTTTTCTTGATAATAAGTTGCTATTCCAATAACTGAATGCGGTTGATGTTTAGCATGTGGGGATTGCTTCTTTTCGTTGTCTGGTAATTTCTTATTAACATACAAATTTACTAATTGAACCGGATTATTACAACCAGGACAAACAGCAAAATATCTGGTTTTCTTTTTTAGATCACAATAATAGGGCGCTCTCTTATGAGTTTCCTTCTCATAATAAGCAATAGTAGTTTCCCAGCTCTGTTCATTCAAATCTAAAAGAGCATGACTTTCTGTAGTTAATTTAAATACTTTCACAATGATATCCCTCCCCTTAGTAGTTTAAATTAAGATTACCTTAATTAATATCTATTTTCAAAATATACAATAAAAGTTAATTTTTGTTTACTGAGGTTAACCACTACATCTTCTAACAATATTTTTTCTGTTTACTTCATCACTTCTCAACGTGCTTTTTCATCAACTGCTAGAATATCACCATATACCAATCAAACTAAAATTATATAAGTTTAATTTCACGTACTATATCCGATATGTAAAACCAAATTTTGCAATAGGACATATTTTAATCATCCGTCCCTTTATCCTTTAACCAAGTAAGTGGTAAATCCCTTATTTATTCCTCTATCTTAGCGAGTAGTTCCTCCAAGTCTTAAACAACCTCACATTTTTCATCATTTCTTCGAATTTAATGTTGACTGAAGGTCTTGAAGGTTTTTATCATGTGGGAGTGATTATGGAACACGGCTGGAAGGCAGATTTATCCCCTACTTTGAATGACTGCAAAAAAAGTAATCAGTCAAAATAGATGGATAAGCGTCTTTGTTTTCGCCATGCGGTCACTTATATGGTATCCGTATGTATAGACCCTGTTCACTCAGCGATCTTCATCGCATACACCCTTTTTCTATGGCTTGTCCTTGTAATATCGTCCCTACACGACAAACTGAATGTACTCCCTAGCACCGTAATGCTAACGATAACCACCCGAACCTTTTAGAGAATCGTCCCTGGGCAAGTTCTCGCCCTCCCTCACCAGATGAACAGGAATCCAATGAGGGGTGCTGTTTTTGTAGGCGTATAACTCAGTACCCCCTGCACGACCAACAGCTAGCCACGCCGTAACACGTTCCCCCTATATGTATAGCAGCACGGAATTACGGCTTATCAGTTTTTATTTACGTGGTATCAGGCAATTCCACGCGAACAAAAAACAAAAAGGCATCTCTAATTCCTAAATGGCCTGTACATCACAAGACTTCTAGGTTTAGAGATGCCCGGTATATATCTTTTAGACTACAAAATAATCAAATCTAGTATTTACTAGTTGAATTTTAGTCCAATCACAGATAAAATGGGTATATCAAATAAGCCTAGTCGAAAGGCATAATTGTTTAAGGATAGTGTTGGTGCACTACTTAAACCGAAGTCCTGCTTGGTTACAGGTTATATCTAGTAAGTGTTGGTAGCAATTACTAGAACTGAGTCATTCCCGCTAAAGGTTGGTAGCCGATAGCATATGGGAGTGGCTTTTTTATTTTCTGTTCATATTCAATTGTTTTATCGATCTTCGTTTATATAAAATATCAAATTATGTTTTGTTTTGTAGAATGATGCTTGTTGTGTACTACGTTACAACAAGCTTTATCCTTTGTAAACTGCTGGATTACGCACTTTTTTCAAAATATCCCTATTTCCCTATTTCCCTATTTCCACTTATAGATATAGGGATATTTCCCCTTTTCCCTATATCTATATTTCCCTATTTTCGTTATTTTTGCATCTACTAACATCTCTACGAAATTACATATTTATTTCTTAACTCCCTCTACTTCATACATCAAAAGAATCTTATGATATCAACGTTTTTATTATTAATTACTAACTCTATGATTCTATTGCATATACCGTACATCATTGTTATAATTTCTTTAAAGATATAGAAATATCCCTATTTCTATAGTTAGAAATATCCCTTTTTCCCTATTTCTATTTTTCCCTATTTCTATAAAGGGATATAGGGAAATTTTAAAAATAAATAACTGGAGTGTTAAAAATGGCTATTACAATTACGGTAGGTAATTACAAAGGTGGAGTCGGTAAGACCACGAATGCTGTATTGAACTCTTATGAATTCGCTAAAAAGGGCAAGCGTACATTACTTGTTGACCTTGATCCACAAAGTAACGCAACCAAGTCTTTAATGTTAACAAAATCAATCCTTAATCCTGATGAAATTGTTACTGTTGAAAAAACATTAATGAAAGGAATACAAGAGGGAAACCTAGACGGCTTAGAAGTGGAAATTATGGAGAACTTACATTTACTTCCTTCTTACGTTGATTTTCAGGACTTCGCAAAATTCCTTTATAAAAATTGTTCTTCGGAGGCTGAAGAAGATCATTACTTTAAAGGATTACTTGAAAAGATAAAGCATAAATACGACTACATATTTATCGACGTACCTCCTATGTCACTAGAAGTTACAAAAAATGCAGTTGTAGCTTCTGATTATGTTCTAATTGCTCTCCAAACACAAGAACGTTCTCTTACTGGTGCCGAGAATTATATTAATGAACTTATCAAGTTAAAAGAGCAATATGATCTTGATATTGAAGTAGTTGGCGTTCTTCCTGTCCTATTAAAAAACAACGGTAAAGTTGACGAATACATCATGGAAAATGCTCGTGAAATATTTGGAGAAGAAAACCTCTTTAAAAACATCGTCCCTCAAATGGAACGTATTAAACGATTTGATGTGAATGGTATTACTGAAAAAGATAGACATGATATGAATGTAATTGAACTATACGAAACGATTAGTGATGAATTATTATCTCGTGTTGATATGTTTGAAAAAATGAAGGTTGGTGTGTAATATGGCAAGAACTCCTGGTTTGTTAGGTCGAAAGAAAAGTAACTTTGAACCTACTGAGCCTTATGTACCGGAACAAGGACAAGCTACGACGGAAAATAAAGAGGTAGCAGCTACAGTTACTCCTTCTCAACCTAAGATAGAAGAAAAAACAACTACTCGAAAAGAGAAAAGGATCGAGAAAACTGAACCGAAAAAGAAATTTAAAAACCAGCAAGGTAGCATTAAAATTTCTAATCAATCAAAAGAAGAACTTGAAGTATTAATGAAACTTACAAACACAAAATTCAATTATGAAATTATCGACCTGCTTATAGATCGTTATGTAGAAAATGAGCTAACACCTGATCAGAAAAGGAAATTCAAGCTCTTAACCGAAATTTAAAAATATAGAAATATCCCTATNNATAGGGATATTTCTATATTTCCACTTTTCTTCATGATATCTTTACTTAATCAACCCTATTCAACTTACTTGAATACACGGATAAAACAGCAGATAATAACATAGTTTTTAGCAATACCAATGCAAAATAGTTTTAATAGTTTAAAATAACAAACTAAATAGGAGTGGTAACTTTGGATAACAAAAGTAAATCTTTTGTAGTAACTGTAACACCTATTACCGAAAGTTCTGATTTAACTATTCAAAACGATCAAACTAAAACGAAAAAGGAAATACAGACACTAGAGAAACCAGATCAACGCTTAGTTCCATCTAAAACAGCAAAACTTTCACCTGCTGTTTTACTAAAGCTAAATACCCTTAAACCATTTATACAGGAACAAGAAGGTATGGATAAAACATCAATTAACAACATCATTGACATGCTAGTTGAGCATTATGTAGATTCTCAATTAGTCAACCGACATTCTAGAGCATATAAAGACATGTATAAGCGCCTCTATGAGACGTTAGAGAATAAATAAAACAGAAGTATCCTTGTTTTGAGGATGCTTCTGTTTTATCTGCTGTTATGTATCTAAAGATAAATGTATCTTTTTTATTTTAAGCAGGAAACCAAAACACTCCTGCTTTTCTTTTATTATTTAACATTCTTTAGAGGGGAAATCACCTTGTTATAGAAAAATCTTTCCCATTTAGCTAACAAACCGTTCCCATTTTCACCACGTTGAATTTTAATTTCGTTTTTTTTATGAAATTCTGCTATTCGTTTATTATGATCTTTGTGCAATTGATGGAGAGTTACTTGTTTCATTATTATCCCTCTTTTCGATTAACCAGTATTATATATCCTGGGTTGATTATAACAAAATATACAAGTTATTTTGAAAGATAATTTTGCGACATTAGACTTTCAAACCATTGATTTTATGCAAATTTATTGGTTACTTCATATATTTCTTGTTCTCACCAAAACCGCCACCAAGGCTTTTTCTTCTCTTTCGATGCAGCAACCTCATCCCGAAATTCCTGCATCATTCTCTTCGTTTCCTGCATCTCACGCAGTGTCTTCATAAGCGTCTCGTCTCGTGCTTCCAATCGTTTTTCCACTCGTTTATTATGCGATTCTACACTTGCTTTGATTTCCTCGTTACTTCGCTTGGCCTGCTCACTTAATCGCTTCTCCATCGCTAGCATGCTTTGATTCATTTCTTGCGCCATAACGCTGTACTGTTCCTGTAATTGCTCTTTAATGTGGAATGGCACTAGATCCGTTTCCTCAGCCTCTTCTTGAATCAGATCCGGATTAACTTTTTCTATTTGCTGCACAATCATCTTCGCTGCCTTCTCTAGCGTCATACCGTCATGCTTACTTAGCTCAATTAACTTCTCAATCACCATAATGTCACTGTCTGTGTATTGGCGTCTGCCGCGATTATCTTTCTTTACTGCGAATCCTTCGCGTGATAATACTTCCATGTACTTTCTAAGGGTGCTATCACTTATTCCTAATCGCTTGTATACTTCACTAGCAGAATAAACAATTTCGTCCGTCATAACGTTACAACACCTCCTAGTGAGAGTATTCCATGATGGTAAAAAAAATCCTGCAAAGAAAAAGCCAACTTATATAAGTTGGCTTTTTCTGTTTATTTTATTTAAGTCCATCTTGAATTGGTCTTGAAGAAACAGGAATAACTCTATATAAGAATACCGCAAGTTGTTCACGCGTTACAGATCCATTTGGATCAAAATTATTATCACCTACACCATTAGTTATACCGTTACTGTATAAAATTTGCACAGCTTCATTTGCCCAGTGACCTTGCATATCGTTAAATTGGTGATCAAACTTCTTATTTAACCAAAAAGCATTTTTAAATGAAGCTGCAACTTCCGCTCGAGTTAATATACGACTAGGATAAAATTTCCCATCCGCCACATAAGCAAATACTCCATTATCGTATAATTCTTTAATCTCATTTTGGAACATTGAATTACCTATGTCATTAAAAGGGTGCGTTTGGTTTAAAGGATCTTTCCAAATTTTAATAGTCCGATATATGGTTGCTGCTAATTGCTCACGTGTCACTTTATCTTTAGCGCCGAAATAACCATTACCATATCCTTGCATTATTTTATGGTCAGCCATATACTGAATCTCTTTAAACGCCCAATGCGATTGAGGTACATCTATAAAGATACTAGATTGAGCACTTGCTGCTTTTATGCTTGGATTTGTGTTATTACCTGGTGTCTCCGCAAACGAATCATTTGCAAAAAAAGTTGTACCGAATACTGCTGCGCATACACCTGAAATAATTAATTTTTTCATTACTATTCTCTCCCCTTAATGTTAAACGTCAATAATATAATTCCAACAATCATTATATAACTATTTTTTGATTAGAAAAAGAAGGAATTTATAAAAATTAATCCCAATAATAATCCCTTAATTAATAGAATTATATAGCCTTTGCAATCTCAACAAGTAATCGCATAAACAATGGAATCATTTGAACAACTATATAACCAATCCCTGCCCTTGAAATCAAACTGAATCCCCGTTCCTGGCTACCGACCATAATGAACAGACCGCCACATAACGCTACAACGGACGCTATCGGATAGGACACCGCTTTAATCAAGAAGATAACCGGTTCAAACGCATTTACAATGCGATTGTATAATTGGCCATCTATATAATTTTTTATTGCCCCGTCATTGGACTGCACATCTTTAAATACTTCATTCACATCTGGATTATTTCCATCAGCAAACACATGAGGAATATCTATTATGTTGCTGAATATAATAGCACTACCGATTACTAATGAAACGCGCACTGCGACAGGTGCGTATTTTTTTGCTTTCTTTTTGAACAAGCTCCACTTTTTCTTTGCTCCATAGTTACCATCCATAAAATCTTTGATGCTCATTGTCTCAGTTGCCATATGGTCCATCTCCCTATTTTTAATGAAAATCAGTAACCGTAAATATGTTGCAATCCAATCCCTCGCAAAGCTTCTGAAGTTGTTTTCTTCTATATTCTGTCGTGGTGTACCAAATAAACTTGGGTGGCTTCTCAAACACATTGCATTCCATTAACTTTCTATACTTCTGCATCTTGATACGGTTTGCACTCATTTTTTGCTCATGATCCACCTCTACAATGTGATAGCGTCCATTATCCGTAAATAACGCATCCGCAATTATAGAAACGATACCTTTCACATTCATCTTTACTTCTTGCTTCCACGTTTTCGGGCATTCATAAGCAATGTAGATGTCATTTCTCATAATATAATGGCGAAATTGATTCGAACGTTTGAGTATTTTCTTGCTCCCAATACGTTCACGCCCTTCCTTGTTGAGATAATAAACCTTTTCTCCATCCCTAAAACTAGACACATATTCTTCAATACCCTTCATTACACGAGAAGCATTCCTGTCACCGCCAAGATCATGAAGTACCTGAATTTGCTTTCTACTAAGAAAGCCGAGTTTCTTCAAGCTCAAGAGTATACTTTCCGTTCGCGCTTCCTTCATTGCTAACTTTTGCATTTTCATGCTCCTTTCTCGCTCTGATATTGATGTGTGGTTTTATGATGTTATCAATCTGCTTGTTATCGAGATAAACAGTCTGTAAGACCTTCTTCTCATTTGTTTGGTATATAGCCCTTCCTTTTATGTTGGGAAGACTCTCTGCGCCGCCCTCGTCTAGCACAGCACGGCTCCCTGCTTCTGTCTGTAATCTAAAGCAAACACGGGCCCCAATGTTTTGTCGTAACTGCGATGGTAATGCTTCGTTAGTAGGGTATTGTGTCGCATATACCAAGCGGAATCCCGCTGCCCTGCCACGACGACCTATATCAACAACGATGTCCTTGCACTCCTGATATGGCGTCATGTCGGCTGCTTCATCTACAATGACAAAGTATCTAGTTGGATCCCCGGCTTCTTTTATATCTTCATATCCTTTTTCTAGTAAGTATTCGTTTCTAGCATTCAGTTTATCTTGCAATTCCCTTAGAGTCTCAAGGGCTTCCTCGGGATTCTTCGCAATTGATTCGACTTGATTTAGGAATCTGTATCGGTTGAAAGAGAGACCACCCTTCAAATCGATAAGGAATAGCTTTATATTGTCTGATTGGTTTCGTACCAGAGCTGTAATAATGAGTTTTAATACATTCGATTTCCCCATGTCCGTCATACCGGCTGATATCATGTGCGATAACTGATCAAAGTCGTGTTTTACTAATCCATCCCTTGTATAACCAATAGGTACTTCCCATCCTTTACATTTCTTCATCATGTCATCTTCAAACTTCACAAAATCAGGAATCCCTTTCTCGTAAACTCTTATTTTTAGCAAACCGTCGTAAGACAGCTCAATTTCCTTTCTAACGAGTTTTTTCTTGTTTATGATGTTTTGTATTTGTTTCAAGATATCTTTTTGCAGTCGAAGAGATTTGAAGTCTTGTAGTTTGAAATCATAAACTTTGCTCTTGTGATTTAGCCCATCTTCTAAATGCTGTATCTTTTGTTCGAAATCAGAGAAACTAAGGCCAAGCGGAATTCTATACGCATACTCTATTCCCCACTCATTTCTCGTCTTACGGAGTAACTGTATAGTCCTGGTTTCTTTACCTTCTTTCACTTTCAAACCGCAATTCGCGCAAATCCTTTGAATCTTAGAAGCATCGGTAGTAGCCCCTTTTTGATGCATTTTCGCGAAAAGAATTACACCACCCACTGTTGCTGAACTTACTAACTCAAACATCAAATTCAAACACCACCTATTTTTGTGTATTCTGCAAGAATAGTCCCTAAAGATTAGAAGAGATGAAAACAGATATGAATCGTTGAAACTATTAGTCTTTCAATGTCTGAAGCATTATTCTGTGAGCGAATCCTATTTGGAATAGGTGAAACGAAGTTTTAAAAGGCTATTAATTTGGAACAGAGAATCGTAATTTGTTTGGTATGGTAAATGGTATTTTGCACTGTTTGGTCTTTATGTCAGTTTTTTTCTCTTGTTTAAAAAAATGACGAAAAGGGCAAGCTATGGTTGAGGTGGTAATATTGTTCGGATTAGGTAAAAAACGTAGTAAGTTCGGGCGCTGGTTAGACAAGCAAGGAATTACACAAGGGGATTTAGAGAAGGCCGCCAAGTTAAGTAGAGGTACGATTTCGAAAGTATGTAACGATAAAGAATACGCACCTAAATTTTCGACTATATCCCAAATAACAAGGGGATTGAAAAAATTAGGAAAAAACATAAATGAAAATGATTTTTGGATGTAGCTTCGTTCGTTAGAATGAGGCTTCTTTTATTTTCCTTCACTTGAACTAAAAATTTTTTTAAAAATACATATAAATTGTATGGAATATTAAAAAGGAGGGATAAAATGAATTCTTATTATTGTTCTACAGGAATTTACAATTCAATTTCACCTAGAGATTTTATGAGTCATGGTGGTCATGGTAGTGGTTCTAGTGGTTTTTTACCACCACAGCAATTTTATACAGGAGGTTGGACTACAGGTGGTGGTATGGTTGTATCGCCATATGGGGGCTGGACTTCAGGTGGTTTCTTACCATATGGAAGTTGGACTTCAAGTAGCGGATTTCCCTACGGAGGATGGGGTTCAGTTGGATATTATCCACCATATGGCGGATGGTCAATTAATGGCTAATAATTTAGTAATAATCAGCTCAATAAATTCGGGCTGATTATTTTTTTGAAAAAACCTCTTCATAAAAGAACATACATTCGTATATAATAAGAACTAACGTTCTGTTATTTAGGGGGAATAACGGTGTATGACTATTCAATATTGCCAAACCGAATTGTTTTATGTGTAGATCTTCGTAGCTTTTATGCTTCAGTCAGTTGTATCAAGATGGGATTAGACCCGCTTCATACAAAATTAGCTGTAGTTGGTGATGTGAATAGGAGTGGTTCTATTGTTTTGGCTGCAACGCCACCATTAAAAGCGTTAGGTGTTAAGAAAATGGCACGGTTGTATGAAATACCTCGTCGTAAAGATGTTCTCGTGGTGAATCCAATTATGAGTACTTACATAAAATGCTCCAATTTCATCACGAAACTAGCTCTACAATATGTTCCTGTTGAGGATTTCCACCAATATTCCATTGATGAATTCTTTATGGATATTACGGATAGTATTCATTTGTTTGCTAACGACCCATATGATTTCGCATTGAAATTTAAACGTGAAATATATGCGAAGACACGAATTGAATGCACGATAGGAATTGGCCCTAATCCTTTAATGAGCAAAGTAGCGTTAGATGTGGAAGCGAAGAAAACGAAAGATTGCATAGCATACTGGAAGTACGAAGATGTACCCATAAAATTATGGCCAATACGACCACTTAATAAATTTTGGGGGATTTCAGGTAAAACAGAAGCGAAGTTAAACCGAAAGGGGATACATTCAATCGGAGACTTAGCGCAGTACCCGCTTAAATACTTAAAACAAAGTTTTGGCGTTATTGGTGAAGAACTACACTTACATAGCAACGGCATTGATTTTAGCCGTATATCAGAAAAATACGTTCCAGCAACAACTTCTATTGGTAAAAGCCAAATACTAATGCGTGATTACACAATAGAGGAATTCCCAATTATTCTACTAGAGCATATCGAAGAAGTTTGTTATCGAATGCGAAGACAAAACAAACTAGCTCAAACTATTCATTTTTCCATTGGTTACAGCAAAAATTATTCTGGTGGTTTCAAAAAAACTCACACTATGAACCGACCAACTAATTTAACAATGGATATTTATAAGATTTGTACATATTTTTTACATGAGTTTTATACTGGGGAGCCCATTAGATCCATCAATGTTTCTTTAACTAACTTAATCAATGAAGGCGAAGAACAAATCTCACTATTCGATAATGTAATACAAAGAGAAAAAGAATTGAAACTAACTAAAGTAATGGACGAAATACGCACTAAATTTGGTAAGAACAGCATATTACGAGGAATTTCGTATACAAATAGTGCAACAGCAAGATACAGAAACACATTGTTAGGGGGACATAAAGCATGAACAACGCTAATATGCCAAAAGGAAGAGGAATGGTTAAATGGACTCCGTTCGCTGCGATGCCGGAGCAATTCGCTGGTATCCGTAAGATTGTTAAAGAAAAGACGAAAGTAGAACGCCCTACATTAACCCAAGATGAACAAGAACTGATTGAGAACATGCTATTATGTTCGTTGCTTTCTGAAGAAGAAATAATGATTACATATTACGAAGGTGGTTTTTTACTTACTAACTATATGACCGTTGTTGATATTGATCCGCTGAATAAATCTATAATTTGTACGGATGCATTTTACAATAATATGACGTTGAAATTTATTGATATTATTGATGCAAAATAAAAACAAGCCGCCCAACAGGACGGCTCTTATTTTTGTTAATCAAACTATTCTTTTGTAGGAAATAACATCATATATATAATTCCACTTTCTTGTTAAGTTCACAAATTATTACTAAAAGAATACCGTGAATTTCGTTATATCTATTTACTTAGTAATTTTAATATATTAATATAACGTAAGTGACAAGCACATAGGGAAGGAATGGAAAAGATGTTAAAAAAACTTAAAAAGGTTATAGTTGTTGCAATTGCTGCTATTACGTTATCTACAGGGTTCGCAACAATCGCCCCGAAAGAAGCTTCAGCACATTGGGCTGATCAGGAAATTGATTGGGCTTTCAGAAAAGGAATTATGCGAAATGATTACCGAGATAGTCCTGCACTTCGACAAGATGTTTGGATGATGGTTTCTCGCTTCAATGGGCATTGGGTTAAAAATTACGACGAAGCACGTCAGTATATGATGAGTAGAGGGTATTCTGACGGAACTCGTGGGGGGAGCTATATTACTCGTAATGAAATGATAGCTACGCTCTATGCAGTACGTTTTAACACCAAAGCATGGACACCTAATGGTGGATTCAGTAACTCGATTGCATGGGGAACAGATAAGGGTCTTTATGACGGTAGTCGCGGAAACGATGCAGCAACAAGAGCTGAAGCTGCTACTATGTTGTACCGTTACAACAAAAAATTCAGATAAAAAAAGAGTGCTCACATTATGAGCACTTTTTTTATTTCACAAATACGTAAGGTTTATTTGCTGTTACATAGTATGTTTTACTTAACTGTATATACCCAGCCTTTGCGATCAAGATAGTCAGTGAATGCTTTTAATTGAGCGTCGCTAGTTGGATCAGTTACAGGATAAATGTACCCATCACTTTTAAGGTTTAAATTACCCGTCATGTGAACTGAATTTAAAGCTCCTACTATATCAGCTAAATTTTCTCTACCGATTCCTCCTGCCTCTACAACATTACGTTTTTGATTAAATGGTGGAGTTGGTGCGGTTGGTTGGCTACCTCCAACAGTTTGTCCAGTCAATGCGTATACAATGGAATTAGCAATCTTATCTACATCCCATTTAGCCATATCGGACTCGTTATCGATGAATCCAAGTTCGATTAGGATTGCTGGTGCTTTAGTTCCACGAAGTACAGCAAGGTCTTTACGCTCTTTAGCACCACGATTAGACCAACCAATATCTTTTGCAAGTTGTGCTGATACTTTTGCTGCCAAAGATTGCTGATCGTAGTAACATACCTCAACTCCATTAGCATTTCCGTTATATGCGTTTAAGTGAAATGAAATTACAAGGTCCACACTATGAGAATTACAGTTGCGAACGATGTTATTTAAGTTTTGCGCTTGAGTTCTACCAACCTCGTCCGTATCATCATAAACTGTATGTCCTAAAGCTCTTAACTTAACTGCAACTGCATCCTTTACCTGACGGTCCATAATATGTTCTTTTCGATTCCCACAGTTAGCTCCTTGTACAAATTCAGTATGACCACCATGCAAACTATATTTACCCACTATTCAACATCTCCTTTTTTCTCTTCTTGTTTTTGTTTGCCACCTAAAATTTCAACTGCATTTGTTAATGCTGAAGGTAAAGGTATTCCCATACGTCCTGCATTTTCTAAAAGTGAAAGCAATTCATTTCCGATAAAGAAAAAGATTGTCGCTTCCCGAATAGCACTATTACTTCCAAGTGCTGTATCTAATTGAGCGGCTGCGCCGACCAAAAGAAAAAGCACCACCTTTTTGGCGATGCCTTTGAAACCAACTTTACTTTTTAATTCTCCATTGTATCCTGCTGCTATCATGCCAGTTAAATAATCAATAACTGCCATTATTACTAAGATTTTCAATGTAGCATCCCATCCTCCCAAAAAGTAACCACAGAAGCCACCAAATGTAGCAATAAATGCTTTCATTAATACATCAATACGATCCATCTTTCCATCTCCTTATTTATAATAAAAAAGAGAGACGCTTGTCCCTCTTTTCTCAAAAACCATTCAATTGTATTAATCAAATTAAGTTTATTTATCTGTTTTATCAAGATCATCCGATAATTTCTTTAAAATATCACGTGCTTCCGACTTCTCTTCATCTGTTAATTTAGCATTTTTACTCTTTGCTTCCAACGATTTAAGCACTTCCATGTATGTACTATCTTTAGTGCATACAGTGTCTGTATAAGAGTCACCAATAGCAATTAGTGAATAATATCCAGTTCCTCCACTTGCCATAGCATATAATGTTCCATCTTTACCAAGGGTCATAGAACTATTTGAAAAGTTATCTACTATATTATATGTCTTTGGGAGTCTCCATTTAAGTGTACCATCTGGGTTTATTGCATATACTCCGCCAATACCATTTGTAGTAATATAAACTACACCATTTTTATCTATTATTGGTGCACCGGTAAAACGATTAGCGACATATTTCCACTTCAATGTATAATCTGGATTATAGGCATATAATCCATCTGCCCCGCTGACATAAATTGTTCCATCTTTAGCATTAATAGCAGGAGCAGAAAATGCATATGAAGGGTTGTAAGGATGCCATTTCCATTCTTTTATTAAATCCCCATTTTTATCAAACACATAAAACTTACTCCCACCATTAATATATATTTCATCATTTAAACCAAGAGTAAATCCGGTATTACCTCCATTACTCCAAACATATTTTTTCCATAATTCTTTGCCATTCTGGTCATGAGCATAAAGATAATTAGTCTCGCCACTTGTAACTACAGTATAAATTGTTCCATTTTGTGAGAGCATCGAAGAAAGTACTTGGTTTCTTCCACTAAAAATTTCACTTGATTCCCACTTCAACGTACCATCAGGGTTATAGGCTTCTAATCGATGTCTACCGTTATTATGTACGTAAATAGTCCCATCTTTACCTATAATTGGTGTTTCAACGGCGTTTATTTTAATCTGCCATTTAATCGATCCATCTGGATTTAAAGCTGTTAATTGATAGCCAGGCACATAAATAGTCCCATCTTCGGCTATAACTGGTGAACCATAATTCGTAATTAAGTTATCTTTAATCCATTTAGTTGAACCATCTTTATTAAAAGCATATAATTTGCCATTGTAATTTCCTATATAGATTGTACCGTCACGCCCAATTGCGGGTTGATTACTGAAATTTCCCCCCCCATCTTTATCATAGAGTTTATTTTCCCATTTTACATTAGGTGTTTCTGTCCCTGCATAAGGAGAGTTTCTGTTCCAGTGTTGCCCGAAAGGAGCTTCTGCCTCTAAATCATATTTTCCTTGTTCAAATTGTTTCCCTTGTGTACTAGTGGTTTCTGCTTTTGTCATTGAATTAGGATGTAATCCTACCATCAATATAAGCAGAAGCATCATTAGCATAAATTTCTTTTTCATAATATACCTCCTGATATTAAATTGGATATATAACACCAACAATTATATCACTATTACTTGATATTATAATTAAATATTTTTGAAGTATTTAACAAACAAAGAAATCCTATCAGCTCCTTGTTATAAATCACTATATCTTTCTCCTTTAATTACCATTTCCCATAAAGAATCTACTAAATTAGATATAAAATAAATAGATAAAAGAAAAACATCCCTTCGAGTGCCTATAAAAACCGTATTTTATTCAAAATTAAAAACAGCTCATGGCTGCCCTACTTGTTTACATGTATTTAGTTAATACTGATCTGCTGATAATGCTTCTTCTATCATTCTATTTTCTACTTCTTCCACATGTTCAATTGTTACTTCATCAGAAGCCCCTGGGCTCTTCCCAGTTAGCTTTACATAATCGTCTGCACAGATAAGACTTACTTTACCGAAAAGCTCAATCTCGTAAACTCTGCCACCCTTATTACATAAGTCACATGCAGTAGCAATCCGCATATTCAACGTGCCATCAGGAAGTCCCCAAACTTCAACTTTTGTATCTTCCTTGATACCGCAAAATTCTAGCATATCGTTTGGAATGCTAACGGTGACTTGATTTTCACCTTTCTTCAAATCAACTACTCTACCTAAGAATGGTGACTGTTCATTAGGTGGCATTGGACGCATAAATTTGTCTGAATTCATACTCATCTCCCTCTCTATGTTCTAGAAGTCATATTTGTGAAATCAACATAATTCCATCTACCATCATGGAAATACCACCCTAAACCTAAGCTACCATTTGTATAATGAATAGAACCTGCATTAGCACCAAAGTATCCACCACATACGTTAATCCCATTACATTCAATTGATTGTGTCGTTGCAACAGGATCTTTTGATTCAATTCGGAATCTATTTTCATTGTTGTAAATGTGACCGATGTAACTTCTACGTTCTCCACCGCCACGGGGATAAAAACTAAGTCCCGCACGATCAGTTCCAACGAGTGCCATCATTTCACCATTGTTCATAATTTCAAGTGGCGCATTCATATAGTTCCATTTGTTCACATGATTGTACCGAATTGTATTATCTCTTGTACCAAGTGCAATTGTAGAAAAAGGCAGTGTTCCGTTTACGAGTTCTCCATGTGTTGTATCCCAGTTATAAACGGAAGGAACGTCACCTTCCACCAACTGAACACCTGATACAGCAATTGCTTGCATATTATTTAAGAGCCCCTCGCCAAATAAATCAATATAAACATAACCATTTCCTTCTACATAGTTACTCGGCACAGTGAAGGTTAAAGCGTATCTTACTATTTTTCCAGTTTGAATGCTTGGTGCATCGTAAGTTTTTGATGCTCGTCCAAGCTCCACGGGAGTGTCACCGTTATATTTACCGAATACCGCTCTCATGATTGGCTTGTTTGTAATGTTTACACGATTATCATTGGTAGTTGCTCTGAAATGAGCCGACAATGTGTAATTCTTACCTGGTTTTACACCATCAAATAATGTAAAACGAATCCAGTTTCCTAAATCTATCCGCAACGGATTAACCATTGGCTCATAATTATTAACCACTGGTTTCTCAATATATGGATTAGACATAATTGTCCATGTAGGACTGTATTCAATCTTCAAAAAATAATTATTAAAATTCTTAAAAGAAATGTGTGAAAAGTCATGATCTGGAATGAGATTCTTCCTTGGTGTTACTGAAAATTTCTGCCCACGCTCATCTTCAAAAAAGAAGTCAGCCATTTTTGCTGTAATACCATTCTTATCAATTGTTACTTTATCACCACTGATTTTAATAACATCAGCATCAATTCCTTTTGCTGTTAGCCATTTAACTATTGTATCGGCATTAATATTCAGTTTTTCGGCATCAATTGTAATCTTACCAGGTGACATATTGATAGAAGTCATGATGCCATCCTTTAAAATCTGTGCTAGAATCCCTTCATCTAACACTTCTAACCTAGATTCTGTTTTCTTTACATAGGCATTATACGTCTCATTTATAAACGTTTCTTGTTTTCCACTAATAATTGAAACGCCTTTTTCAGTAGCGCTGATACTTCTTTCTAACTCTGTTACTTTTTTATCGTAATCCTTAGTAGCTACTCTATTAGCAATATCTTCAATCATTTTATCAGCATCAGTTTGATCTTTCGGATGTAACCAAAATTCTGTAGCGACTTTACCTCGCTGCAGCATAGGCATAGAGAACCAAGCTCTACCATTTCTTTGTACGTATGGTCGAAACCTTACAAATCCAGTTCCTGCCGGAGCTTTAGCTGTACAAATAGCCCTGACCCAAGTATTAGTAATGATTTGAACTCTTTCCCTAGCAGTTGAAATTCGGGTTGTTTTATTCGATTGCCAAAACTCCATCTCGATAAATACACCATTATCAATAGGAACTTTTCCATCAGTGTTAACGTAAGCAGAAATAACAATATCTTCATTAGGAGAACAATCTATAAATTGACTAAAAGCACCCCACCATACATCCTGGGTTTGTCCTGTAGTGTGCATAGAAAATGAATTGTATCCTTTGTACTTTAGGTTAGTATCTATAGAGTGCCCAGTAGCCCAACCCCAGTATTTATTCCCTTGAGTAAAACCAGCGTCACGAATCTCATTAATAGATCCAAGACCGCCTACATAGTTCTCAACATCTTTCATTTTCAAGGTCATATCAAGCGCGTCAGAATGTTGTTTGATTGTAGATTGAGCGTCAAAAATCTGTTTACCTTGTGCCGTTTGTGTTTCTTGTAACTTACTAACATTTTGAGAAAAACCTTCAACGTTTTTCTCTACTGCTGTTACACGCTTATCAAATCCCCCCTGATTATTTTCTACTTTTGTTACTGTTTCTCTGATTCCATCCACACTTTTTGCAATCTCAGTTGTTTTATTTGTTAGAGTATTTGCTTGCTTTTCTACACTTGTTAACTTCTCACTAATCTTGCCTGCTTGCTCTTTAATTTCAGTTGTTGTTTTCTTCAGATCATTTGCAGTTTGTTGCACATCAGATATTGTTTTTTTTGTACCTTCCACAGTCTGCTCGACTGTATTTAATTTATTGTTGATATCAGTATCTTTTTTAGTTAACGATTCAATTGATAATTTAAACCCGTTAGCATCCTGCTCAAACTTCGTTACCTTCTTATCAATTTCACCCTGTTTATTTTGCACATCAGAAATGGTACGACTAACACCTTGTAAGCTTTCCTTCACTTCATTAAATTGCCCTGTTACTTGCTTTTGTGCTTCTTGAACCTTTTCATTTAATTCGCTTTTTGTGGTCTCAATATCTTTGCTCACTTGTTCCAATGTTTCTTTCTTAACGGATTCCACATCAGGAACAACAGGATCCCATTTACCATCCTTCCACAACTTCAGAATACCAGGCTTTCCTTTGCTGATATCTTGCCACAACGTTTTTCTATCTTTTAAGTTTTCTGTTGGTGGATTTACGCCTTCAATAATATCAACGGTATTGTTCTTCAAGTTTTCAGCCACTTGTTCAGCAATTTTCTTTGCTGCTTCCGATTCTTTTCGAATGACTTCTGTTTCTTTTACGTTTTCTTGAAGCTTTTTATCTAACGTATCTAGTAATTCTTTAGATGCTTTATTTGATAAGCTACCCATGATTTGTGCGTATAACCTATCGATAAGGCTTCGTGTATCTGCAATTTCACGATAGTTACCAAAGATATATTTATCTTTTGATGGATCAGTGTCACATTCATCAGCTGCGATTAACCTAGCTTCTAAGAAAAGTGGTGGACTAAACCCTGTATCTTTTATTCGTACCGTATCTCCTTTACGAACCGCTTCATGAGATAAACCGAACACTTTTTCAAGTGCAACTGCATCAACTTCATACAAAGTAGAACTATCAATTCGTTTCTTTAATTCGGCTTCTGTTAATTGTTTGAGTCGTTGCTTCGTCATATCTTGATCTTCTGTTTGAGGTGAATAAATATCAAATAAATGCTTACCATCTTTCGACCAGCGTTGTAATGCATCATTATTACCTACGTACAACTTTCCACCATTAATATCTTCAAATGTTAGAAACTCTTCTTTCCCAGTATCAGGATTTTCTTTAGATGGCCCAACACCTACAAGAGCGGTTACTACATTTTGGCTATTCTCAATACGACGGATGCCTTGTACATCTTTTCCTAGCACGAATTCTTTCCCATTGTCACGGCCAATCTTTTTTATTAAATCTACATAACGACCGACAATAAAAGAACCCAGTATTTCTATTCTGAAACGAATCTCAAGTCCAAAAGTAGATGCGATTTGTTTTAAGAAATCAAGCGGATTTGTGAAATCCTTAATAGGAATGGTACGTACACCACTGTACTCCGTACTCCCACGTTTCCATTCTGTACCTTGTAAAGCAAAGTCCATAGATTCGTTGACTGTAGTAGCTTGTAACGTTTGTGGTTTAATTACCGCTGCTTTCTTTAGCTTTGTATGTTCCCCGAGTGCGTGAATTTTTTTAGAACGATCTGCTGTATCTTGCTCTGCTTCTGTAATAACATACGAAACAAAAGTGCCATCTCTGGTTTGTTTTACTATAATATTTTGCTGTACAAGAGACGCCGATATTTTTGTTCCGTCCATTGTATTGAACTCTAATTGGTCTATATTATTTTTAAGCTCCCACTGGCGGATATCGTTCCAATAATTTTTTTCTTGTATAACACCAATGATTTTCTCTGTTTTAAAGTCTACAATGTGTAATAGATTATTTGTTTTATTCATCGATAGCGCTCCCTATACGCGACATCCACTTGACCTATGTTATTTGGAAAAACAGTTAAATCGTTCTTCCCTTTTTCAATACGTATATAGTCACTCAGAAAGTCTTTTATATTAATTGCATCCGCACCGTTAATACGAATACTCGCATCCGATGAATCAATTTCTACAACGTCTCCTTTTTGAACAATGTAGGGGATTTGACGTTCTGTATTGCTGTTTACTTTTTGCACTTTAATATCGTGCACAGCTGCAATTAGCGAAGGTGCATCATTAAATGCACATATATGCACAACAATTTGAGCGACCTTCTTCATAAAGCTATTGCCCGTATCGTACCATTGAGCAAATTTTTCTGTATGATAATTTCCTTTTTCATCGATCAAAGCAATATCACCTTGCCAATAGTTCCCTACTCGTGCAATGTGTAGTCGACCATAAAAATCATTCCATGTTGTACGATAGTAACCAGTTTCCGCTATAATCCTATGATTGTAGTCACCGTTTCCAACTATGACTTCACCGAAATTCTCGCTAGAATTTCTATATGCATCAAACATGCCTACTTTTCCGACTACAACGCTACTCTCATCTAATAAATAAAGCTCTACACGTCCCATAGTTGCAGGGTTTAAGTTCCGGCATTCGACTATTGCATCAAGTGTGAAATCTTGCAATGGACCTCCAGTGATACTTTTTTTCACTGCGGGTCCGTGCCAATATTGACCTTGACCGTAATCTGATGGTATAAAACGTGCGCCGTCTGCGATTATTTTCCCTGCTACGATTCCGTAGTCTGACACAAAATCTTTCCCTACTTCTGTCCAACCCACTAAGGAATTCGCTTTATCGTGCATAACCAATTCGTACCGATTTATCGGTGTTTCATCTACCTTAACTGGATATCCTATACGGAAATGCTGATTTCCATTTTCATTTACAATATCGATAAATGTAGAAGGGTTCTCTACTTGTATCTTAAATTTTGGATCAGCAAACTTTGATCCTGCATTATTCACTATAGCTTTAAGTAAATTATTACTTTCTACTTTCGCTTTTACAGATTGTTGTGTACCTAATTTAAATGCTGACGTACAAATAAAAGTTATCTTGCATTGGTAAAGTCTATCTGTTTCCAGTAGTTCCTCCACAGATTCTTTCATACCGTAATATGTCATTTCAGGTTCATCTGTAAATACAATCGGTACCTCTTCTTCTGTATCTAATATAGAATTCAATTCGTTTAGGCGTTTTCTTAAATCAAAAGAAGAGGCCCCTTTAAGTGTAATATCTACTTCAAGGGGCACCTCTGGGTTTCTCTTTTGCACATAGCGGGATCCAGGACGATTTTGGGTAGTAATCCTGCTTATTTCATCACTCATTACACCGCGACCTTTTGGTATTCCTACCAAAAGATAACCGTCATTATTTTTATTTGTAAACTGTTTTTCTAAGTCGATACCATTAAAAATAAGCAGTTTACTCCCTCCTTCCTAAAACGCTTGCTTACGTTCTTTAACAGCCTCTTGCTGACTTGTAATATCATCAACAAATCTTGAGAATTCTTGCTTGCCAAGCTGTACATTAATATAAGCCGGTTGTTTATTTGTTGTTTGTCCATCCGATTCACTTGTATTGCTTCCATTTTGGTTTTTACTTACAGCATCTTGTCCAAAATTAGAAATTGCGGATATTCTTGAGGCATTTGCAGGTGTTTTGTATCCAGCAGAAACCATTGGAATTGTTGTCCCTGATACAGCCCCCATTGAAACATCACCAAGTAAAATCCCTTCTGATAACGAATCAAATGCATTCCTCACTGTTACTGCCATATTCTTTGCGGCTCTTAAAACCGGGTTCTCCATTTGGTTAATACCCCATATTAAACCTTCACCGACGTAATTACCTGTATCTCGCATTTCCCTAGAAGGGGACTTAACTTGTAATACTCTATTTACAGTACTAACAATGCTACTTCCTAAATCCTTCGCAGCATCTATTGCATCGCCAATCATCGAACCAATTCCACCTATTAATCCTTGAACAATATTTACCCCAGTTTCAAAGAGATCGACATTTCCTAAAGACTCTAATAATTGACTGCCAATTTCTACACCTGAGCTGAATACTTCGCCAATTAAACTCAAAATACCGTCAATTAGAGCACCTATTAGTTCAACGCCAGCTGCTAGCAATTGTGGTAAATGTTCTATAATTGCTTTTAACAATTCCGCCATTAACCTTATTGCAGCAGAAACCAATTGAGGTAGCACTTTAATTATCCCGTCTATTAATTTAGTTAATATTTGCACACCTGCATCTATAATTTGTGGTAGATTTTGTACTATAACCTCAGTAAACTTCGTAATTATTTTAATAACCGCATCTACAATCTGAGGGAGCATTTGAATAATCCCGTCTACCAGTTTTATTAAAATTTGCATTCCTGATTCAATAATTTGCGGTAGATTTTGAATAACAACCTCAGTGAATTTCGTAATGATCTGCATCACAGCATCAATTAATTGAGGTAGCACTTGAATGATTCCCTCAATTAATGAATTAAGGACTTTAATCCCTGCATCTATAATTAACGGCAGATTTTGAACAATGGTATTTAATAATGTTGTCAGAATCTGAATAGCCGCTTCAATTAATTGGGGTAGCATTTGAATGATTCCATTAACTAAAGATAGTAAAATTTGAATCCCTGCATCTATTAACATAGGAATCATAGGAATTATTGTTTGAATAAACATTGTTATAACTTGTATTGCCGACTGTACAATCATAGGTAACATCTGTGTAATACCTTGAACAAGCGCGTTTATAATCTGAACCGCCGCTTCTATAATGACAGGTAAAGCCGTTACAATAGCCGTTACGAGTGTTTGTATCAAAGAAATACCAATTGTTATAATCTGCGGTAACAGCGTTGTGATACCTGTTATAAAGGTTGTAATGATTTGCAAAACGGCTGCTACAATTTGTGGAAGTGCTTGCGTGATCCCTTGCACTATTCCAGTGATTATTTTAATTCCTTGTTCTAGAAAAACAGGTAATTGAGTCGTTACAAAATTTGTTAATCCAGAAACTAAGTTATTCAGGATTTCCCCGAACTTAGTAACCATTTGAGCGCCACCAACACCAGTTGCTTCTGTCATTCTTGCGAACATAGTGCCAATTCCAATGACTAGCCCAGGTACACCGCCAATAATTACGGCAAGTAATGAAGGAAAAATTGTTTTGAACAATTCAGTCAGTCCAGAAAAATCACCATGGAAAGCCTGTACAATAGCTTCTTTCATTATTCTAAATGCTTCTTCAATTTTGCCTACAAATTTATTGATTCCTTGTATAACCTCGTCGTTCATTCCGATAGAACTAAGCATTTTTTCGCCATTTATTTGACTTCCGAATACCAACTGGAATAAGCCTTTGATCGCTGTTACAGTATTATCAACGGCTTTTCTAAACGGCTCTATGTTTTTATATGCATACGTAAACCCTACTGCCAATCCAGCAATTGCAGCAGCTACAGCCCAAACTACAGGGCTGACGACCGCTAACCCTAAAGCCAATGGTTTTACCATTTGCCAAACTAAGAATAAGGCTGCTCTATATCCTTTTAGAAGTCCAATACCGACTGCTAAGGGAGCAAGAATCAATGTTAATGCTGGAACTAACATCATAGTTCCCTGAATGAATTTAGCTAGAACCGGGTGTGCTTCATTAAATTTAATTATCAATTCTGCTATCGCGGTTACGAATTGATAAATAGGTATCATAACCGCTGCGAAAGCTTCTTTCATCGGATTAAAGGCTTTAGATAGCTTTTCTAACATTTTTGTATATGCTTCAGCATATTTTGGATTCATTTCCATGTTAGCCTTGTGTAATGCGCCATACAATAAGACAGAAGAAATCGCAGCAGCGAGCGCAACCATTTGCATTCGCATTAATCCCGTATTTATTACTCGTATTTGATCGTTTAATTCTTTCATTGACGCATTCGGACCAACAAATTCTAATGCTAATTGTGCCGCACTACCCCTATTCGCCATTCTTTCGATAGCCTCTCCTACAGCTAACGCCCCATGTGACAAGCTGTATAATGGGTTTCCCATTGTTCTTAGATTGTCTCTGAGCCTAGTTGCTGTAGGAGTCATATTGTTCATGGTTGCAATTGTTTCTAAAATAGCAGCTTTCGCTTCAACATTATTGTTTATTAATGCATCATTGGCAGCTTTTTGCGCTTTACCAATCTCATTAACTTGTGCAATTAAATCTTGAGCTGAACCAGTATAAGTATCCATGCTCATAGCAGTTTGCAAATATTGAAGTTCTGCTCGCTTTAATTGTTCTATATGTGGTTTCATAGCTTCTCTTTGTTGTCTGTTTATTTCACGTATTTCCCTACTTAATTCACTATTAGCATCACCCATATTTTCAATATTTCTTCGATACTCACGAGATGTACGGTTTGTTGTTCTAACAAAATCATTTAACTGATTTTGCATAGCAGCCATTTCTCTTCGTATCTGATCTGTCTCAGCTCTAAACTGAACTACTAATTCTTCTTGTGTCGCCAAAATCTCACCTACCTTTCAATCAACCGAAGTTGAGATTTTGTAAGAATTGCATGTTTTCTTCTGCTTTCTTCGCAAGGTCCTCTATAGATTTTTTCTTTTGTTCATCAGTAACCATTTTCGTTCTGTCGAATAAATCCTTAGGTTTCATCGTTTTCTTCGGATTGCTGTGATAAACAGACCGCATCATGAGAGCGAATATGCTGTAAGTTTGCAATTCATCTAGATATTGTTCATTTCTCCCCGTCATCATGTTTTGAAACTCACGAGGAGAAAGGTTCATTACTTCACTTGGTAATAAACCTAAGTATCTAAATCCATCTTGCTGTACCTTGTCTAGTTCTTCTCTAGTAAAGTCGGTTGTTCTTCGTCCGTCCCGTACATCTCGTCCGCCATCTCTTTCAGTTCCGGATTCTTCGCTACCAATTGTTTCTTCATTCGTGTTTTTAGTTTCTTCGTTGTCGCTTTGTAGAAAAAATTATCTGCTACTACTTCGTTAAGAACTTCATCAATGAACTCTTGTGAGATTTTCTCTGCTTCGAATTGTTTTTCAATTTCAGTAACAACTTGCTCTCTAGTGATTCCTTCACCTGTATGCATTAATCCAAAGTAAATAGCGTCTTCAAACATATCTAAATCACCTTGTAAACAAGCTCCAATAACTTCTTGTGCGCCACCTTTATATTTCTTGTTTAGCTCAGCAATTGTTTTGTAAGTAAGTTTTAATTCGTGTTCTTTCCCTTTAATTTCAAAACGCATATATATCAATCTCCTTTTGATTGGATGTTATTTTCAAATTTAAAAAGAAGCGGTAAAAACCGCCCGTTATTCTCCTGCACCTTTAGGAATTTCAGTCAATGTTTCTGTACGTGTTGTACCAGAAAGCTTTGTCTCTACTGAATAAGAAATAAATTCACCAGTAGAAGATGATCTCTCAAAAGAAGTCAGCATGTAATTGCCGATTTCTGCTTCTTTTGTACGCTTATTAATTTCATAGATCTCAATGTACTCTTTGTTTCGAATAGCAGCTTTTGCAGCTGGGTAGAACACGTCACCCTCTGATAACGTACAACCAAATGAACGAGTCTCAGATACTTTACCGTAGTCATTAATCGTTCTATCTTTCGACTCTGCTTCAATCTCATCTGCTTCAATACTGTGAGATTCTTCGTTTTGATCAAACGGACGAACTAATTTTTTTGCTGTTGGATTTGCTGGATCCTTTATCATCGCAGCGATAATATATTCGTCACCACGATACATTTTGTTTTTCACAACAGGCGTTTCGGTAACTTCAGCCATACCTTCACTCTCCTTAATTTCTATAAGTTTGTTGGTATTCGAATATCATTGTTAACTGTGAAGAACCAACCTCAACTGGGGCGGTAGTTACTCTTTTAAAATAGACGGTATCAGTCGATTCACTTCCGTCTTCATTACGGAGATTCACTGTGTAACCGCTACGCCTAATTAAGTTTGCAATCCCATCAGATAGCTCCATAGCTTCCTCTGTCGTTACATTAAAAAACCTCACTGTCATTGTGTACAGTAAGGTGAATGTATCCTTTGTATTTTTCAAATCATTCGTTGATAAGTGCGGGAAGTACACTGAAGGTATCCGTATTTCTTCTGGAACCTGCTCATGATAAGAAAGTGTACCTGGTGGCAAGTTATCGAAGACAAAAGCCTTCATAGAACCGTGTATCTGTGCGTACATAACCTAACCTCCATTCACCCACTGACGGAATTTCCGGTCAAAGGCAGTTTGGAACATACGCTCATAGATTGCTATTGCATTCTCCCAATAAGGACGACCTTCTATGAATTTAGCAGTAAGCATCATTCCAGTTGGTGCATGCGGATCATATTCAAAATTGTGACCTTCCCACCTTCCTGGGACGAATCGCCTTACCTGCTGCCATCCATCATTCTGAAGCTTCGCATATTCCACATTTGTCCCCACCTCTAATACTAAACCGCCATCAGAGGAACGCCATACGTTCCCATCTCCGCCCTTATCAAACGAATTTAGCAGTCTCCTAGTATCAACAACCCCTAAAGAAATGATTTGATTTTGTACTTCTTCTAGAAATTGAAAACCGCTAGCTTCAAGCCATAAAGCGACGTTCTGATCTAACCCGTTCGCCATACGATTCAACTTAGCACTGAATTCGCGAAACCCTCTAGTCGTTATTTGGCTAGCCATGGCTCACTCTTCCTCTCTGCTATGGCTTTTATATGTGAAACCTCACCAGTACGTGGATTCGCTACTGGAAAGGGATTTCGTATATAGTAAGTGACATTCTTATCTTTTTTAATCGCTTTGTCATTATGCTTAACATCAGCATCCGGCATAAATAATACTCGGATTTCTTGGTTGTTTAATTGGTTTGGCGCTGATTGTACAGATGCAGTTGTGCTTTCTATAAAGTAGCAGCTTTGTTCTGCTACATCAGGTCTATCCTTGTAAGAATAAACCTCTTCTCCTGGTTGCCCGTACTTCCCTGGCTTTGTTTCCTTCTGCAAGTGGTAAATATCGCATTCATGGGCCATCATTACTTGTAGAGACATTAAATCGTCCTCATTTTGAACGTGACTTTATTCTTTCCAGAGTTAGGTATAAATCCCTTTAATAAATTAAGCACATCCGGTTTGGTGATACTTGAACTATCCTTCGTATACGAATAATCTCCACCACCAACACTTTCAGATTTAATCCCCTTCATTGCAGTAGTATCAGCGTTTGTATACGCATAATACTGTGCTAACTTTTTACAAGCTAACTTTACCACTTCAGGAATTACTGGGAATTTCATTTGATCAGCGAAATTAGCTATATTAGGAATATTATTAATCTCTGTTTCTGCCTCAAGTATGTCCTGCTCCAATAGAGGAACAGGACGCTTTTTCACTTCAGGTAGCACAGTATAATCTATTAATTCTTGAGCAGTAATAAGCGACATACCTATCACTCCTCTCCTTTAGATTTACTACCTTCTTTTCGGACTGCAAATTGTTCGTTACCACTTAGATAATCGTACGTTTTCTTTGTAACCTTCTCTTCTTGCCCCAATAAAAATAGACGTTCATGGACGTCATATGTTTTCCCGACTATTAATTTAGCATAGTAATTCAAAAGTCATCACTCCTTAACTTTGATAACTTTTGCCACTGCATCTTCCTCTTCGAACTTCACATCAACTTTCGCAGTTAAAACAATAATGAATTTACGAGCGCGAATATCCTTATCCACTTCAATTCGAATATTACGGCTCATACCTGTCACAATATTTTTAGGAAGAGTTAATAAAATATCAGATACAGTATTGGCTCCATCATTATATGGCTGTAACATAGCAATCCCCTCTACTGGAATACCATAAGCAGAAGCTAAACCACCTTGAAGTGAAACATCCCCTAAGTTAGTTTGTCGCATTGCTACTTGATCTTTCCATTCAATTTCTAAACCATGTGATGTGTAAAACTTCCAATCTTTAGGGTTACGCAGGTATTTAGCAGGAACAGCTTTATAAGCTTTCTTAAATACATCTTTAGTAAATGCACCTGCAGCACCATCTACAACATGCGACGTTGCTTGTTTACGCAGACCATCTAATAAAGCTAAATAAGGATCTGCAGATGCTATATCACCATTCAAAATTAATTCTTCAATATCTAATGCAGCACGATCTGCAATCATCTGCATGATAGTATTTTGAAGATTCCCACCCTCAATATTGTTTTCCAATGTATCATAAGTAATATGCACTTCAGCAATTACTTCTTTGGCATTTAACGTAATTGTACTAGTTGATGGAGCAGAGCGATCAGAGTCTTTTAAAGGTACACCTTCAACGCCAGGACGAAGAATACGGGAACCAAAGCCAATCTTTTCAATTTTAAGTGTGTCTGAAGCCATTTGAATAAAGCGCGAATCCTTTAAAATAGTAGGGGAGTTTTGCACCATACGTAAGAATGTATCAGCTTGTTCAGGATTCATTAAACCACCACTAGCCAATGTGGCAAGAGTAACGTCTGCTTTTTCAATAATTGTTTTGTTATTAAGTGTCATATACCTTTTCCTCCTTCAGGCTTACAGTAAGCCATTCCATACAGATTTTTTGACTTCAATTTTTTCAACAACATCAGTATCTTGTTGATTGCTAACGCCTTGAGATTTTTTCAACGTTTCAATCTCTTCACGTAGAGGAGCAGTAGCAGCTTCAACAGCTTTTTCTACTCTAATATCTTCTTCTGTTTTTTCCTTGTCGATATTAAGATGTTTTTTAACAGAAGCTAATTCCTCTTTAATTGGATTCACTGCTTTCTCTACTGCGGATGCTAATGTCTTTTCTAACTGTTCTTGATTAAACTCCATATTATCTTCCTCACTTCCTGCACCTTCTGTTGACGGCGCGACGCGTGTTTTTAGATTTGTTAACGAATCAATAGCTGCATCGATATCGGACATGTTCACATTACTGATTTTCTTACCAGCTTTTTCTACTGCGAAAAGGAATGTTGCTTCATCATCAGCATCTTTCACAACTTCAATCTGTTTTTGCCCACTAAAAAAGCCCTTCACCAATTGGAAGAAGGACTTCATTTGTTTCTCTTCAGTTTTAGTTACTTCTTCCCCAATTAATTCTGTCTCGGCAACTCCTGCAAGGGAATAACCTGTCATTTTTCCATCTTTAATATCTTTCCATATCTCATCGGTTGCTTCTGTCACCAGTACCCATGTACCTTTTGTGATTATTTCACCATTTATTTCCATATCAACAGGAGCTACATAACTTTCTACTACTTTTCCTGCTCCTGCATTAAAATCATGTTGAGTGTCGATATTACGATACTTCGCAATAAAATTATGTGCGGATTTTTCTATTTCTTCCGCAGTCATGAAATCCCCGTGTGCGTCATGAGTGTTTGGATCATCCGCGCTGCCAGGAGAGTATACAATTCCATATACAAGTTTTTGCTCTTCGTCTTCCCCTTTAATAATTTTGACTTCTTTTTCAAACGTTGGTTCCTGTTCACTTTTCGTTAAGAAGAATTTCTTTTTGTTTGCAGCTTTATCCACAATAGAAACAAAGCTTACATCCACGTTTTTTAGTTTTCTTGGCATTTACTCACCCCCTTTCAAATATGAATCAGCTTAATTTTAGAAGTCTTCATTTCTTGTTCAACTCCTTCAAAGTTTCTTCCCTAATCTTCTGTTTCTCTTCTTCAGATAGGCCTAATATATTGTTATCTACGGCAGGGGACATAATACATTTACAGTTAATTCTTTCACGCCCACTTAACGAACTATCACGAGGAAACATACACCGTTCTCCAGAACCGGGGAGCTCAAATTCTGCCTCTACCAGAACCGTTGTACCGTCATACGCCACATGATTATCACGAGGTTGATTGTTCTTTGTACCGCTATGACGCCACTTCTTACCTATTATAGCAGGGGATTGGCGATATGATTCAAATTGAGAAGCAGAACATGCTGCGAGGACCTCTGTCTGCGCTGTTGTCTTTGCTCTTTTACGGTCGAATTCCGGTAGCTTCGCAAGCTCTCTTGCTATTTCACGAATACCTTTCCCTTTCTCTAATCCCTCGTTTAAAATACGCTCTACCGCTTTTTGCGAGTTAATCTGCATTAACTTACCTAATTCATCAGACCAACTATTAATCCACTTTGTAGTGCGTTTTGAGAAGACATTAAACTGAATATCAGGATCAATTGCATCCATGAAAGCTTTCGTCATATCCTTCATCGTGTAATTAAGGAATTTCCTCGCTGCTTTACTCAAACTTTTAGCGAATGTATCAGCTCCAAATAGACTGCCAGTAACAAAGTCGATAATATCCTTTATCGTGATACCCTTTTCGATAGCATCCTTTTTCGTATAGTTCTTAATTCCATCAACAATGTACTTCTTCTGCTTCCGAAGTAGCTTGGCAACTTCCTCTTCGAAGTCCTCAACGTATCCCGGTAACATGTCCAATACTTCCAGATCATCAGGCAATGAATCTGTAAAATCACCAGTATCAGCTTTCTCTATCCACCCATTTAATGAATCTAGCAGTTTATCAATCTTCTGCATCTTGCATTGACTCCAATAAGTCTCGTACATCTTTCATTACATTTACGAGTTCTTCCTTAGCATTACCACCAGCTGATTTTTGTAGCTTCTCACTTAACCCTTCCTCCCAACCACTTACCTTACGATGTCTTTCTAAAACTAAAGCAACTGGTTGATCCGCTTCAGGAATATCATAATCTGAGAGCTCTTTATTTAGCATATTACTAGCAATATTACGTATATCCTGGAATGTTAAACCACCCTTATCAGCAAGCACCTCAATAGTTTTAACCATATCCTCCGTGTTACTGATCTCTGATTTTCGTAGGTTTACGTATACGTGTTTTAATCCATATGGAAGTAGCAGCACATTGTTAATAATAAATTCTAAAGCGCTTCGTTCCGGTTCAAATACCTGCTCTTCTGTAATCTCTCGTACAGATTCAGCAGTTGCTCTGTTAAAGTCGCGAATATAACCTACATATACGTCTGGTAAACGGAATGCTGATTGTACTTTTTGACGTGATTTCTCATCGTATTCAAGGAATAGAGCATCATTTTGCAGGATATCTGCTAGTGATTTAAGCTCGATATCCACTGACGTTGGAGTATCACCTACAATCCCCTCTTCAGCACTTTCCACTTGCAGTAGCAGATATTTATGTTGATTATCTTCACCTTCAACATTCGAAACATAATCAGTTAGAGCTGCTTCACTTTCTTCTGATAAAATCCCATTCTTCAGTAAGATAGCCATCGGAATATGACGCCCTTGTTTGAAATAGCGTAGATTTAATTCCTCTGCCTTCCTAGCTCCTACCATATGAACAACATGCGATACCCAACGTGGGATACCATAAGGGCCATTCCCTATCTTCAGTTGTATTACTTCAGTGGCGTTTTTTTCGCCAAATGTAGAAGTACCAAATTGGCCAGTTTCTTTATTCAAGAAGCGTGGATCCCCGAATTCTTTAAAGTACGTGTCAGTATTTCCTACTCGCTGCACATAGCGACGAAATAGTTTTTTTCTTTTAACTTCATTTCCGTTAATGGTATAAGTAACCTCTTGAGGTTTATCATCCTTACGTGTGACCCTCATGTACTGCGACAACATATTTACTAATTCGGCAGGTTTCCCATCTAAATTACGAATCACTTCAATATATCCATTGCCTGTGGTTTCTCTATCGTCGATACTTGTCTCAAGAACTTCTTTAAACGGTTTGTCGAAACTAAAGAAAGGAATTACCCCATCATTCACAAAGGACCATTCCGTTTTCATCTCTGTCGTTTCTTTAATATCACCTTGCTTATACTTCATCTCATGACCAAATCCAGCAATATTACGCTTATACGCATCAATACACTGCCCTAGAATCGTACTATTTTCCCTAATCTGCTGCAAATCTTCAATTCTATAAGGCGGTTCGATAATATCATTAACTGCGTTCTTCTCATTCTCGCTCTCTTGTTGGCGAGATAATACTTGAGTACTTGTCCCTACTGCCTTAATTACCTTTGCACTAACTTTCCTTTTCTTTGTCATTAAGTTGCTTCACCTCATTTCTTTTTCTTCTTTTTACGTAATCCGAATATAATCGTGTTAATGAAGTATCTCGTTTCGTCCATGTGATGGTCATTCTCTTTAAGTGGTTTATCCTCACCGCGTTGGATCGCTTTTTCATCCCATATATAAGAGGCAAACTCCTTAAACGTCTCAACGCAGCAATCGTTAAAGTATGTTCTGCCTGTATTAAGCGCTATACCAACGTTTCCAATGCCCTCTTTCACATTATTACGAGCCTTATATACTTTCCTCTTATTACGCATCAATACAGCGATAAACGAAGCAGCCGAGGGGTCAATTACTGTTCCTTTAATTGGCAAATCACCAACGAATTCTTCATAGTCTTCGTAATATTCCTGGTCCGTTTTCTGCTTCTCCGTATCACGACCGCTATAATGGTACTCTTTGATTTTGTACCATACTTCTTTGCCACCATCTTCAATACATTTACCCCATAATCCATACGCCATAGCGTTCTGTGTACCGTAGTCGCAAGAAACATAATACTCAACGTAATTACGATCTACAGAATCAACTTTGTGCACTTCTTCCTTGAACATATCAAAGATAAGTCCAGAAGCAGCTGCCCATTCACCTTTAATATATCTCCGATAGAAAACACCACTATACATACGGTGATATCTTCTTTTCGTCTTCTCATCTAATGACAAATTATCATCCATAGAGTATTTAAGGTGCAGTAGATTCTTTTCTTTCTTTTGATCCAACCACTTCTCTTTAAACCAGTGATACGGTCCTGCAGGGTTACAGTTAACTTTTATACCCTCGGTTTCCCGATATTTATTAGGGGAATAGACTATATCTTCATCTCATTCTAGAGATGCTCGGCGCTTCCCCATAAGGAATTACACCTTATGAGTACAGATTTCATAAGCATAGAAAAAAGCGACGTTAGTCGCTTCCTTAGCCTGTATATCTTAGTCGTTACACCTTCCAAATGGTTTCCCCTATGGCTTGGCACGGTATTGTCATATCAAACAAATTTCCAATCATTTAAAGGTTCTTTTGTTTTTGGATGTTTACCCGCTGACTTCCTTTTCCCACTAATAAACTCAGAAATTTTACATCCGTTTGTTAGTCCTGCGTATTTAGCAGCTTCTCTTAAAGAATTGAAAGTTTCACCTAATTTTTCTGAATGGACTTTTCTTGATTGGTAGGCGTTCTCTCCTGCTCTTTTTTGTCGAGATTCTAACGAATGCTTCCTTCCTGTTTGCGACCTTTTCATTTTCTCTTTAGTAGAATCTTTCAGAGTATAGGTTCGTATTTTCCCGTCGAAGTTCCTTACATTCAACCCTATTTCAGAAGTTCTATGTTTCGCAATATAGCATCCCTCTAATTTATTTAGTTGTTCTTCGACTTCTTCCCTTTCTCCTGTGATTTCCTTTAATATATCAAGTTGAAAGTTATCAAAACCGTATTTTTTTATTTCTTGATAAATTGGAGTTTCTACGTAATTACAACGGGTTTTATAATTATTTACCCTTCTTTTTATATCAATAGTTCTTCCTATATACTCTTTTCCACTTGGAGAAATCAACATGTAAACATAACCTTTAATATGATTGTTCATTGCAACCACCCCTTTGATATTATTTTACTACAAAAGGATTGCAATTAAAATTGGTTCGTTTTAGATTTTCACCGTTAGCACCATTTAGGCACACCTGGTATTTACCAGTTCACCGAGTTTTAAACTACATATCACTATGTAGCGTGGCTAATTTTAACCACATTTTCGAACCAGTTACAGACAAACGGCCTGTTGCTTGGTTAACAAAACTTTGTACCATAAGTGCCACTTCATCAAAAAACATGCCAGCGGCAGTAATTCCTTGGATCAAATCCTGGGAACTTTCATCTTTACCACCAAAAATATAAAAGAAGTTTGTCACACCGTCTTTAGTAATAGTAAGCATATTTTCACTGCGGTGATCTTTAACCTTATACCCACGAGACTTCAACATCTTCTTGAGGGGCGTTATAACGTTACGACGGTGCGAACCAATTGTTTTCCCGCACATACCGAAGTTCTCACCTTCGAATGATTCCATTGCCCACATAACATAGGAAAGAGCCATCGATACTGTTTTTCCGGCACGAATAGAACCATCGCAAATAATCCCGTCATAATCTTTAACGGGACTGTTAGGCTTCCACCAGGTTAATACTTTCAGCTGCTTCTTGGAGAATGGCTTAAATTTGAATGGAGCAGGTTTCTTTTTACGCTTTGGAATCGTCGTCATGGTCATCCCACACTTCCTCTACCTTACCTTCTAGCGCTTCTTTGAAACCATCGTCTTCGTACTCATCGCCATCTTCACCCTTAATACGTGCAGTGTCAGCTTTTGTTTTTTCAATGTTAACTTTCATCTGCTCTAACTTCAATCGCCTCTCATCATCAGCATTTGCTAACTTATCGAACCTCTCAATCATAGAGGATAACGCTGTCATAGCGCGCGAATAAGCTGTAAGTAAATTAGCTTGTTTATCCCATGCAAACTGCACTGTGTATGCGTCTCCATTCAGTGATTCGCTAATCATCTCTTTTGACATATCGTTTTGACTGCGAACATGCATAATACGTTGTGAATTAAGGATATTGAAGTATTGCAGTTGAATAGAGTGGAATAGCATATCTAATTCAGTATGGTTTTGTATTTCATCTAGCAATTCCATTGCATGCGGATCGTCACTCGGGATTATCTTCCTAAACAATCCATGCGTCATAGCGTTATGGTTCCCTTTTGGCGGGCCATGCCCTACTGCATTCTTATTACCCCATTTAGGATTCTTGTTTCCCGGATTACCCACTGCATTCTTATTCCCAATGGGTGCACCTGTTTTCTTGGTTTGGGTGCATCCTTTTTCGTCTTTTAGGTGCACCCCTTTTCGATTCCAGCCATGCCTTTTTCTCCAGGATTTAATTGTGTTAATACTAACCTCATATTTCTCAGCCAGTTCCTTATACTTCATACCTTGCATGTAATCTTCTTGAGCTAACTCGTGTTTTTGTTTCACTTCATATCACCCACCACCTTCTATATAATAGGAAGAAACTCGTTATAACTACTCTTTATGGTAAATCTTAAAATACTTATTGTTTGTATTGTTTTATTTTTATATAATATTTAATGTCTTTACTTATATGCGATTACGATATATCGGAATTAGAAAAAGGGATCTTTCGGGATTCCTTTTTTCTATACAAAATAAAAAAGCAGCAGATTAGCTACCTAGCCATATTCCCCCACCTAACAGTAATTGCTTTAAATTATCTTATTACATCCAATCATTGTAAATCTATCTATAAATATATAAAATTATAAATAAGTTCTAACATTTTGAATCGAGGTGAAAATCATGAGAAGTTTTAGTTCATTATTGATCTCTACTGTCTGTTCAGTACTTCTTGTAATTTGGAATGCCTATTCCTTCTATAACGGATTCACAACAGGGCGCACATACTACTGGATTAATGGCATCGCAGCTGTTATCTTCCTTCTATTCTTTATCCTCAACATGCGCGATTTCAAAAAGAAAAACTACAGAACCTCATAACAATAGGAGTTGATACATATGTGGAAAAAAATTAAGAATTATAGATTGAGCTTAAAAGATTTGAAGTTCATGTTATGGTTATTCGGTATTACATGTTTTATATACGGCTACAATTTCATTACAGGATTAGCTTTTGACCACAAATTCCAAGTCTATTATTTAGGTGGC